CCTGTATAGCCAGATGAGTTGATACCCATCGTAGCGTAGTTATCTGTGGATGTACCTAGGTCGTTATAAGCAATGTATTCAGCCGTTGCGGAAGTGCCATCAGATAAGTTCTGGATAGCCGCTTGGTAGTAGCTTGGGTGTGTGGCTACAAAGTTAGAAGCAAGGCCGGTATCGCTAAAGCTCAGTGGGCCACCAACAACCATATTGCTGGTATTAGCGGAAGATGCAAGAGTTACGTTTGGTACTGTAAAACGTGCTGGTAATGTAACGTTATTGCTAGCGTCTTGGTTTACAGACTTCTCAGATGGATAAGTAACAAAAACAGTTTTAACACCAGCGGTGAAAGTAACCAAACTGCCGCTATTAGAAGAAGCAAGAACAGTGTCACGAGACAGAGTAGTACCAGAGCTTGTGTACGTGCCAATACCAACCTCCCAATTTGCACCGCCTTGGTCTGCGATGGTGTAGAAGGTTGTATTACCGTTGCCGATAACGGCAAAACTTTGATACCCAGTGACCGCTCCAGCAAGCGTAACAGAACCCGTACCAGTAGTGGTCGTGGTTTCTTGGACACGATCTGCTAAGACTAACGCCATGTTAGTCTCCTATTAGCCAGCTGCGCTGAGTTGGTATGTAACGTTGATTGTGTCGCCAGAAGTTACAGTCTTAGAACCGGCAGTAAATGCACCAATGCTAAACAATGTGCCTGTGGTGTTATCAATCGCTGTAGAACCACCTACGTTAATAAACGCACCGTAAACAGTACCAGAACCAGTCATAGAGAAGGTCACTACTGCAGATGTAGCTAGCACAGATGGGTTAGCAGTAGTAGCTGCTGAGAACGATGGAGTCTTACGTGTACCAGAGTAAGTAGGAGCATTAGCGCCGCCAACTTCATACCAGCCAGCATGTGAGCTTTGTGTATCTGCATAAGCAGGGGTAAATGTAGAAGAGCCGTTAGCACCGCCTAAACCCATAACAATAGCGCCACCACCTGTATTAGCAAAGTAAGAATCCATTAAGTTCTTACGACCAACGTTAGTAGTTAAATTCTCAATAACGTCAGACCACTTCTCAACGCCATTAGCGTCATAGCATGTAGCAACGTATACACCTTCAAGGCCAACAGTCTCAACTGAACCGCCGCCGTAAGAAGCAGTTGCTGCGCAGCTATCGCCAAATTTTGTCTTTTCAGAACTCATAAAAACTCCTATGCAAATCTAATTATGGCGCTTGATGCGTTCGCCGTTGGGAATGTTACAGTAAATGTATTAGTAGCTACTTTATCAGATCCAAAATCCAATACACAAACTGCTGCACCAGTGGTGCTATTATAGATTAAAGCGCCCCTAGCCGTAAAGTCTGCTGGGTTCCAAGTTACGTTTTGAAACGAAACAAAGGCTGTTTGCCCTTCAGAATTTGGGACAATCGGGGTTAATACTTTACCAGTAGCTGTATACCCAGTTCCGGTAATTTCGCCCACAGAAGTATATTCAGTAGTAGCGTAGCTTAAATCAGCTGCGGCGGTATAAAGGGCTATCTTATAAACATAAGAAGTTCCAGCGGCAAAGTTCTCTAAACCGCTTAAGCAGTTCTGTTTAAATACAGTGCACTGACCTTGTTGAATTGCCATTATGGGTTAACCTTAATTCTAGCCTGACCATCCCTATAAGCATCACCACGCTCAAGACCTGTACCGAGACGGTTAAGCTGCATCATAGCATCTTGGAATTGCTTCTCGTAATACTGGACCATATCCTGCTCACCTTTTTGGAAGATGACGGCTTCACGTAGTGCACCATAAAGCAAGCATGGGTCGTAGTTATCACCTAACCAAGAGGTTCCAAGGGTATTTTCTACTGCAGTTACTGTGAATAGGAAGCTAGAACCAATGCCACCAAGGTCGGCTGTAGAGGCGCTAAGAACGTCTCCAGCAACGTAAAAGTTGCCTTTGTTATTGAAAGTTACACTAGTAACAGTATTACCAGCAACGGTAATGTTAGCTGTAGCGCCCGAACCAGAACCACCTGTAAGGGGGACATTGCTATATAAGTTGTTTGCATATCCAGTTCCACCAGTAATAATGCCGCTACTCAAAGCACCTTGAACAATAGATGTTGGGTAGTAGAAATAGTGCATCTCCACGGTATAGCTGCTATCAGGAGTAGGTCCAAGAAGGAAACTTAGCTCATTAGCGTCGGTATACTGTGAGCCAAATAAAGCGTAATAACGTGGCAAACCAGTATCTGTAGGCTGTGGATAAGCCTGACGAATAAAGTTCACATCTTTGTTGAGTAGGTACTCGTATGTACCATCTGTATCAATAACTGCCAAAGAATACGTAGATAGGTAGTCACTAGGGGCAGACAAATACTTATTGTTAGCTGAAAGCGTACCCGTTACGTTTCTACGCAACGATGGAATTTGAACAGTATTGTAGATACGATCTTCTGCTTGACGAACAAAAGTCGAAATATTATCTACAAATAGCTGTTCGGTAGATTCCGCATAGTCTTGTACTGCTTGATACAGCTGGACATAGTTCATTAGGGTTTACCCTTAAGCCATTGGCCCACGAGCCATAGTGCCTTTAGTTGCTGCACCAGTACCACGAATCTTAATACCAGAAGTTTTAGTTTCTGGGTAGTTACCTTTGCTAGTACCGCCAACAGAGATATTAGCTTCGTTCAAGCCGTTACCTTTTTTGGTTACAGAAGACTCAGCAGTAGTAACTGCTTTTCCACTCATTGTATGAGGTTTAGCATACGCAGATGCTGGTTTGTTATTGATATCCATGATTAACCTTATTTTTGGTTGTTAGCACGAGCCATATTGCGTCCTACAGCACGCATAGCTTGACCTGTTACAGTCTTAGCACCCTTAGAGCTTTTACCGCTCTGGATACCTACTGTTGGGCCTGAATCACCAAGGTTTTTACCCTTAGTTTTACCCTTTTTAGTGACGCCGTCAGCACCTGATTTAAATGACATAATTTACTCCTAAGTTGTTGATATTGCTACTGTACCTACTTGTCCTAATGCAATCAAGTCATTTGGCGTTAAAACGCTATCAAAGTAACTTGCTCCACCTACCGGTGCCCAACCCCACTGAAACACCCTACTACCACCTTCAGGATAACCAAACTGGTCTAATGAAGTACCGTTTGTGTCATCAATCTGTAAGCCACTATTACCAGATACTCTGTAGCTTACGTCAGGTCTTGGTTCCCGTACTGCTTGTGGGTCGTTAACCGGATACATACCCAATTGTAACTGAGGATGGTCAGGATCCCAACATGCAGGGCAAACTTTAATATTAAATAATCTAGTTTTTACTACCTGTTTCTTGAGCTGCTTTAACTTAAATCGCTGAGCGCATCTATCGCACTCGGCAATCGCATATTTACCAGAAGCAAATTGATTGGGCATAGTTAACCACCATACCAAAGACTCCGTGGCACAAATCTTACGGGTGCTTTATCACGGTCTTCATCCGCCGCTAACTGGAACTGTTGTTCGTAATCCGCTTTTAACGCCATTACCCTATTTGGGTCAACATCAGCAATCTTCATGCTTAGTTGTGAGGCCAGCCCTGCAACCATGCAAGGAATAAAACGGAAAGGAATATCTTGCATATAAGTACCAGAACCAGCGTCTTGGATGCGACGTAGGCGGTAGTACACAAACGTATATTGATTACCCGGGGCGTTAGGGGTAGGCCATACGTTAATGCAAGGAAGGTTTTGTACTGTAATAGCAGCGCCAGTAGTATGAGAAGCTGCTGTTGTGTTGTTTTGTCCACGAGCGCAGTTTAATAACTGGTTACCGCTAATGTTTGGATAGCTTATTGTTTCTGACCCGATTTTAATAAATCCTGCAGTAGCAAGACCATCAGTGGAAGAAAGGGTAATAGTAGTATCGGTAGCGTTAATTGTTCCATCTAACGTAATTGTAGTCGCATTTTCTTGACCTGACTGACGATTAATCCAAACTTGAATTGGGCGACCTTGAGTAAGCTTATTAGGCAAAGACATGTAGGTTGGCTCAGCAATACGGCTGATATTAATGTCAATCTGGTTTGTAGAACCCGCTTGTTGGCGGATTACCATATCCATCAGGTCGATTGTGTCAACTGGAATAGGGTATATAGCCTGCCCAGTAACCATTGTGATTTGGCCCTGTTCTACAGTCCACAAGTTGATACCACGGTTTGCCCATTCAATAGACAGCAGATTCAAGCTACGACGTGCTGTTTTAAAGTCGTAACCTGAACGTAATTGCGAGCCACATCTCTCAAACGCTTCTTCGATGAGATCGTTGACATCTAAATTAAATGCGGTGGTACCGGATGTTGGCATTATTTTTTCTTCGCTGTTTTAGCAGACTTAATAAAATCAGCTTTGGTAGGTGCGCCTTTAGAACCCACTTTGCGCATCTTCTCCCCAGAGCCAGCCTTAATACGTGCCTGTTTCTTATGGATATTCTCGTATAACCCAACTTTGCCACCTTCAGCATATTGGGTAAAGTCGGTGTTATCCCGACGAGCCTTCGTTTTAGCTTTAGGCATTTTAGAAGGGGCAATTTCGCCCATACCACGAGAAGCTCTCATTTAGCAGATTTTTCCACGAGTCTTGCCTTTAGTAGCAATACCATCAGCACGGCGAGAAGCAGAGCCTACAGAGCCACCAGACTTGTACATAGGGGTAGAGCCACGACGGTCTTTACGAGTCATCAATGCTGCACCACCACCTGTGTCAGCAGATGTGAAGCCGCTATCTTTAGCTTTACGGGCAAAAGATTTAGACTTTGAAGGAGAGCTAGTTGGAGTATCAGAAATACCACTAGCCAAAGCCGCCATAGCACGGGCACGTACATCATCGCCAATGTTTTTGTTTTGGCCTTGTGTTGATTCTGTTTCTACTTCGCCGCCATCATCATAGCGTTTTGCTTTCTTGCTCATAATTTTGCCACCTTTCTTGTATGTGTCACCCATAGGGTTAGTATTTTTGCTTGTATCTGTGTTAGTTGTTTCATCAAACTTGCGTTTAATTTCTGCGTTAGCTTTAGCTTCTTTGTCGTCAGCATCGGCTTTGTTTTTTGCGTAATACGCTAAACGTTTTTCTTTTTCTTTAGGAGTTTCTTGGTAGCCCATTATTTAGCGCCTTTCATGGTGATAAATTTACCTTTAGTTTTGCCTTTGGTTTCTACACCGCCGCCACGAGCCATTTTCTTCATAGCTTTACCACCGCCACACATACCTTTAGGCTCATTAACTTCGCTCTTAGCATAAGCAGTTGGGGACATTTTGCCAGACTTAATAGCCTTAGCTGTTTTAGCCAAATTTTCTTCTTTATGTCCTTCAGATTTCTCACCAGCCATGTATTGCTTAGGAGAAATTTTGCCAGACTTTAATGCTTGAGCTTCTTTCTTTTCTTCACCGAAAGACTCTTTACCGCCAAATAGTTTTTTAGTAGCCATGCCACCACTCCCAAATTTTTTGCCTTTATCGGCTTGATTAAACTCTTTTGCTACGCCTTGTGAAATACCAACCTTCTTAGCAAACGCAGGATTATGCGCTGCAGCAGCCATAAAGTTACGTTGCTTTTTGCTTGTACTAGGCATCTTTTTTCCCCAGCCAGCCTTGTACTGTCTTCGTTTCATAGATACGAATACCAGTCCATACGATAGTAAATACTGCGGCAATAGCAGGTAACATGTCTGCAAGAGTTCCTAATACGGTAGCAACAGAAGCAAAATCAATAATATGCTTTGTCGCTTCATCTAAGTGGTTAAATGGGTCTTTCATTTTGTTCCGCACTTCCATCGTTTCAAACTTGCTGCTTTACGAGTTGGTTTACCGTTCTCATCTTTCATTGGTCCAGGCATGCCAGACATACGAGCGCAGAACGACTTCTTACGGGCACCACCTTGAGGCTGTGGGGCCTTTAAGTTAGAACCTGTAGCTGCATTATACTTGGCGCGTCCTTTAGCCGTAAGTCCTGCGCCCTTTGATACTGGGAGCTTTTCACCACGACCTACTGCAAGAGATACGCCTTTTTTAGCCATTA